CTTACCCCAGCGGCGGCCACACCGGACCGCATGCAGTTGACCTTCCCAGGAATCAGACCAGACCTTTAACTGCCCGTCATGCAGCGTGGGGAGGTAAATGTCGGCCATATCATCGTCCAGGTATCGGTAAGGTGTTGTGTACGACTATCGCGTTGTCTTTGTCGCCGTCTCTAAGAGTTCTAATTTCGTGGCGAAGCTTCTCGTTCTGCAACTCAAGACGCTCGACATCAAGCAAGGATTGACGCTCACTTGTAGTACGCAAGAGGATCAGCCGAGCCAACTCTTTACGTGCACTGTCTTTGTCGGCAGTCAGTATTTCTATGCCAAACTTGCCCAACTTGACGCCCTGCAGCAGATAACGCGCATCGCCCTCCAAATCCCGTGTATCAGCAAAGAACGCCTCTCCCTTTCCCTCCCCGTTGCATCGGGGACAGTCAGGGTTAGGGTCAGCGTTATCGACAAAACCAATTCCACCAGAAAGATCCGGAGGCGATTTATTTTCCGACTCGGCTTTTTTTTCTGCCCTTATCTGCTCATTGAGATCACGCCACTGGTATTTATGATTCTCTCCCCAGCAATAACGGCAATTGACACGCCGGTACTGCGCTAACTCGTTGGGGTCGGCATTGATGATGGCGACAAGCTGAGTAATCACATCGTCCAGTTCAGCGGAGTAGCGTTTCTGTCGCTCATTCCTCAGGTGGTGAACGTAACGGGAAACCCTGGCATTTCTAAGCATCCTGGACGCATTCGAATATGCGGTTGCCCCTTCTCCCGAGTAGCCCGCTTCCCTGTACGCATCAACCCTTGATTTACCGTCAACAATGAGCTGCGCAAACCTAGCTTGCTGGTCAGATACACCGTAATAATCAATGGGTAACAGATATTCTTCAGGAGTAGGTTTATCGGTGATTTGTATCTTTTCAGTCGATGGAGATTTTTCTTTTTTTTGCGTTTTATCTTTCTGCGAATTCGCAGTTTTATTCGCACTTTTTTTTTGCGAATTCGCACTACCATTCGCAATTTTGATATAACGCTTTGCGCTGGCGTAATTCAGTCCCTGCGCTTCACACCAGTCTTTGGGGGAAATACCGGATTTAGCATGCTCGGCGAGGAACTGGTGTTGCAGTGCTCCCCAGTCCGGTTTTGCCATATCTGATCACCTGCCTGTTTGTCATTATCGCAGACACTCAGGGAATGCCTGCTGTAATGCCTTATCCCTTCAGAAATTCGTCAGCCTTAGCCACGATCTGACTTTCCAGCAGCTCCGCATGTGAACTGGTCACAATGGCTTGATGATGTTGGTGCACATTTTCAACCAGCCATTTCATCAGTGGCTTAGCAGCTTCCTGAAAAGTGTCGTCGCTCTCATAAATCGGTGTACATTTAAATTCATGGATTCGGCTGATGCGAACGGAACGAGTTTGAAGTGAACCAGGATCACAACACAGGGTGATAAACTCTTCCCCATTCATCACAGCTTTTCTCAGGTCGAAATGGGTGTTGGAATATCCTGTTAAAAATGGGCTCCTTTCTTCAATGGGGATAATTCCATTGATTACAGAAGCATTAACCTTTGGTTCCTCAAATAATTCAACCTTCCAGTATTTAATCAACTTAATTTCCATTACTGTTCCCCGTTACTTTGTCGTAGGTGCGCTCGCAGGTACTTCCGGCGACATAACGCTCATCAGCCTCTTTTGCGAATTTTCCCGCCAGATCGTCAGCTTCGCCAAGCAACTGGGCGAGCAGTATTCCGGTCTCGGCTTTTGCCTGGCTTGCTGCGGCAAGAGCGGAAAGCCTGCCGGTTTCACTTCCTGCGAGCTGCCGTTGTACTGCTGCGAGCTGCTGTTGCATCCCACCGCGAGCACGCTCAGCAGCATCAGCATCGGCCTGTATTTTTGCCAGTTCTTCATCAGCTCTTTTCCGTTCTTCATCTGCGGCGTGCTGGCGACGCTGCTCTTTCGCTCTTTCGGTTACTTCACGCTGCAATGCGGCGGTCGCATCAGTAAGGTCACGTTGGGCCCACTGGAATTTCCAGGATGTATCCGCTTTCTGATAACCTCGTGAATAACACCAGTACGCACCAGCACATAACAAAAAAGCCACCAGCAGTATTTCTGCTAATGGCTTCCAGAATTTTTTAAGCAATTTCAGCAGTACTATCATACGAGCACCGATTTTGCTTTCTCAAAGCGCTCCCGCCGATCACCAATACCGTTCTGCCCTCCGTTGATTATCTGCGTAACGCGTACTATGTCGCCGGAGTATTTCAGACCCCCTTTAGTGGCGAAGAACCACGCTGCACTACGGGCAGCATACGTATCCTGTGCCAGTAGATCCGGATGGGCGACGAGCTCAGTTTTGATCCCGTTACCGCAATCACGGTAATTGTTCAGACCTGTGATCTGGATAAGTCCACGCCCGCGGTAATTCCAGCCGTCGCCAGGCCCGTTGTTACCCATTCGCTTGCTGTATACCAGATTAGCTATTGCACGCTGTCGCTCGAGCGGAAGCGCCTTCTCACAGGCTTTTCGTCCAAGAGTACTGGCCTGATCTGGAGTGATTCTCCCGGCGCGGATGAATCCGGTCAGCCCGGCGATACTGTAGTTGAAGCTCTCCACCAGCCTTGTAAAACCAGAGCTTTCATGCCCGGTTTGCGCAATAAACATGGCCTGATCCAGTGGAGCAGTAATACCGAATTCGCTCATTGCCGCCGTAATATGTGGATACCAGCGCGCAGCCAGTTCGGCGCTGATACCAGCCGCCTGCTGAAATTGTTGTTGATTCATCAGTGCCTCAGTGCATCAACCAGACGCGCCACATTACCGCGAGCCCACAGCACAGCGGCGCAGATAAGGATATTCACCATCACCACCAGCCAGTGGGATGATTCATATAAACCAAAAACAAACCGGAAAGGGACGCTGGCATATACCAGCACCATGACGTAGGCCAGTAACGAAATCAGGGGGCGGTGTGTCGCATCACCGCGTCGGTAAAACATCAGAACGATGACTATCACCCCACAAATTACGGCATTCAGAACTGCAGAAGGGTCATTTGCTACCATTTGATCCCCCTCCCCTGATACGAGAAAGAATACTGAACAGGCTGTTCAGATCCTGACTGTTAAGAAAAGTGAGAAACTTTATACACATTGCAGAAATAATCACTGCACCAAGTGCATCCAGTGGTTTTTCATAATGCGTTATTGCCGCAAGCTTAGTCCCAATCAACCCGGCGCCAAGCACTCCCACAATAAATGACGTGATAAAATAAGCGACCAGCCTGATGCGTCCGATGTTGGTTGCCGTGGCGACATAAAACACCGCGCCGGCAAAAGCGCCGAATACCACACCATAATCGGTTCCGGTTGCCAGACCGAATACACTGGCCCCCATTAATCCACCAGCCAACACTGTCGCACTGGATACAGGTTCAGACATTTTGTCCCCTCTATTGTGATGCATCCTCTCAAGGCGAGGGGAATGTAACCACCGATTTTCGGCTTTAATGATTAGCCTTACCAATTACAACCACTTGATTTATAAGGTATGAAAATCGCCACACCAAATAAATAGAATGGTAGGCTTTACCGTAGAATCAATGAAGTAGCTATAAAAATAGGGTTGCTATCAGGGAAAATTCACGCATAATTTCTTCTTTAATATCTGATCACAGGATGTCTCATATGGAATCAAAACCTCTGATATCAAACATAATCGTTTCTGCTTCATTATTGTTTTTCAGTAGCCTTACCATTGCCTCCACAGAGAAGTGTAATAACCTGAATGAACAAGAAATAATTTCTCAAATAAGCACTGACTTTCTCAATAACAGAGCATCCGTCTGGCCTGAAAACTTGATGGGTAACATAGGCACAAAAAAACCTGAACTTGTGTTCAGTAAAAACACCATCATAAATAAAGAAATTTATGGTATCCCTTTTGAAGCTATAGGACCTAAAAACAAAACTAATTTTATAGGATTATATGATTGCAGAACAGGTAAAATAGAATACAGCAAAGAATAATAGTCAGGTAGCCTTTTCAGGCTACCTTATTTTATATCATCGCATTCCGTTCCCTTTTACCGGGATCATTCCTGGCATTTGAATTTCGTATGGCGTCCCTGAAAAATGTCTCAGAACGCTGGTTGAATATTCGCCTAACAGACCTCTATGGGTGCTTGGGTTTGCATCATAAGTATCATTATATGCCTTCACAACTCCATCATACGACCAGGCACCAAGAGAATTGATTGTCAATGTCCCGGTAGTTTGAAGAGTGATATTTCCAAGATATGATGCCGGAATAATACCATCCAGCATAGTATCACGCGTAAATTTAGCATTAACAGGAAATGTACCTACTGCCCCTCCTTTTACCAAGTCCATTACAGGACTAATCTGGTTTGGCTGGATTCGCAAACCTACATCAGTCAAATTAACGGTTCTTGCTGCCCCATCACCCCAAAGGAAATGAGCCCAGGCAGTAATCGGCGTTGTTACATCGCCGCTTAACCGGGAAATCTGATCCTGAGAGTAAATAAACTTTCTGTCTCCGCCGAATGCGTCCAAAACCTTCATAGCTGGATAATTAACCAGATTTTTATCTGCAAAACAAAACTGCCCCACATTTTCTGAAAAAATTTGTTGATTGTTTGCATTTTTCATATCATGACTTTCAACAAAATCAAGAATCCATTTTGCACAATTAACGGCTAATTGCGGGGACTGGTAATATGGATAAGCAAACTGTAAGAAGGTTGGTCCGGATGAAATACGGTTACCTGAAGACATTGTTGAAGCAGTATAATTTCCTGCAAGTGAAGAACCGGAAGGTGGTACAGGAGCTACGACTGTAATAGTGTCGGTCATATAACCTCTCTAAAAGAAACAACGATAGTTGGCATTAAATAGAAAAAGGCCGCCATATGGCAGCCTCAACGTGAGTACAGTTTGTTACCAACGGTGCGACTTTTTACCCGTTGTTGACACAGTTGATTAGATTGGAGGAGTGAGAGGACCTTCAAGTACTTCTGCTTCGCCGTTATGGCAGATATCATCGTCCCTTGTCAGATGCCAGACACCAATAATAGTCTGACCAGTTTCCAGGTCCTCGGTTACGCCGTGGGTGTAGTAAGCAACCTGAACCCTGCCGTTGTGCTGTATCCAGTAGAAGCCTTCTTTCATTCTAATCTCTCCTCTTCTTAAGAGGAGTTTAGCTATTGGGATTGCAGGTTGGCGTTAGAAATACTAAATCATCAATGAAGTATTTCTCTGGTCCGCCATCGAGGATTCGAACCCCGAACCACAGAGGTAGAAGCTCCGTGCTCTTTCCAGTTGAGCTAATGGCGGAAAAAATTGACCAGTGAAGTCCACTGGTCATGGGTCATGCAGTTGTCTCTGCGAAACGGGTGTATCCCCACCCAGTGTTTTCAGTATCGAGAGCATTATCAAATGCCATATTAACTATAGCATCGCAGAAAAAAGTCATACTGATAATTCCCAATGACGCACTTCTGAAAGGCTCTATGGTTGTATTGCGTTGTACATAGCGCAAAAAATACCGATTGGCAGACTTAGAAATGGAAAACCCCGCACGATGGCGAGGCTTGAATTTGTTTGGTCGACGATTGAAGCTATGGCGACGATATCAGATTTACATAAAATATATGCTTTTCAGTTCGGTTTTGCAAGACTTTGTACATAATTAGTCGCCTTTTGTTGTGAACGTGATCGTGTTACCGCAATCAATGCACTACTGTCGAGCTTAATAAAACAGCTACGCATTACAAGCCAGTGTGGTAGGTATATCTCCGTCCAGGTTGATTTAGCCACGCCTGCAAGTTCTGCCAGTGCCTGGAATTCGTATGTATCTTTACCAGCCAGATCAGCTTTAACATCCTGCGCTGCAAGCCAGATAAGCTGGCGCAGGCGGTCAATAGTCTTTTTAGCTACCCGCTTACCCTCCAGTTGCTGGCTGAATTGCTCCCAGGCCCACTGTGTTATCTCGACCTGGTGTTCCCAGCAGGTATTCTCACTGTAATTCCACAACAACCACGCCTTGTAGTGTTCATCGAGTGAAAGAACCGCCCGGCGCCATGAGGCAGTGGAATATTCCACAGGCTTCACCAGCGGGATAGCGCTTCCTTTCGCCAGCGACTGCTTGCCGGGGATTGGCGGGTTATTTAACGTTATCCAGCTTTCTGTTTCCTCGTCCCAGATACGCTGTTTTTTTCGGGGATAGTTTTTCGTGTCGAATTGCGCGTTCTCCAGCCAGGCCAAAAGCTGCCCTTTAGTCTCCCCGCTTAAATCGGCTGTCGCTACCATTAGCTGCTCACGTACATACTGGAGGTATTGAGTGTTCATTGAGTAAATCCTGTGAACTGATAAATACGAACAAAATTGCGCAGGATGCGGTAGTCAACCAACACCGACCCCGGACGGCGGTAAATGCGGAGGCGCTGCCAGCGCATGCGGAGTATCTCGATCAGTTCTGGTTTCATGCGGCCTCCAGCTTTTTTAGCGCACGCAGATCCGCCAGAGCCGCGAGCCTGATTTCCTTCAGCTCCTCGACCGTCCAGCGGTGCGGGGTGTTATTGTTCTCGAGTGCCAGCACCGCCGCCTCACCGTAACGCTCAACCAGCGCGGTACGATATGCTTCGATGTTCCCTGATTTGTAGACGTTGCAGACATCACACTGAAGATGGATGTTGAAGCGAGTGAAGCGCAGATGCCCCGCGGCGGCCGTAGTCCTGTAATGGCCTGCATGCCATGCGAACGCCGTCTTCGTTCCACAGGAGATGCAACCGAGTCCTTCTGCCAGTTCGGTTTCGCGGCAAATGTCATTTACGGCGCGCTGCGTCAAGCCAATCCAGTGCTTCAGCGGCTTAACCGCGGCTTTCCGCTGGCGCCAGGTGGCGCGTTCTTTTTTCTCAGCGGCGCGCTGAAGGGATTGCGCCTTACGTTGCGCGGCTTCGCGAGCTTTTCTGGTTTGTTCTTTGCCGACGGCGCTGGCGCACTGGTACGAGCAAACGATCTGCCCCTCGCGTATCGGGTGAAACCACTGGCGGCATTCTTTGTTTGCGCACTTACGGCGCGGTAATTTAGCCATGTTCACCCCCAGACCTTTTGGCGTAAGGATTTTGGCGTCCGCACCCGGTGTGCATATTCAGGTAATTTCGCGCTGACAGTCCAGGTAATGAAGTCAGGGTTCAGGCTCTTTTCTGTCCTTACGCCCCGCTTCTGGATAGAGTCTCAGGACGTGGTGTAAATTCGGAAGTATGGTGAGAGCCATCGGCTTATCCGGTAAGGTAATGGTTAATCAGACAATTATCTTAAAAGGAACAAACCGATGGCTGACAACAGCATGACA